AACCCGTCAGCCCGAGGTCGAAATCCGCTTCCAGCAGGTCCGCCAGTTCGAGGTTCAGCAGGTCCTTGTCCCACTCCGCGTTTTCGCTGGATCGGTTATCCATGATCCGGAAGGCGCGTGCTTGGCTGACCGTCAGCCCCTTGGCGACATGCACTGGAACAGTCTTGAAGCCGAGCTTGCGAGCCGCTTCCAGCCGGGTGTGCCCGGCCAGCACGACCATCGCCTCGTCGACAACGATGGGCTGGCGCCACCCGAACTCCTGGATCGACGCCGCGACCGTTGCGATCGCCTGCTCGTTGCGCCGCGGGTTGCGCGCATAGGGAATGATCTGCTCAAGCGGCAGGTCGACGACGTCCATGGTATTGTCCTTGAGAATGCCCGAAAGCGAAACGGGTCTGAGGGCCAAAGCGAAATGGGGTCAGACCCCCGTTTCGGTTCAGGCGTGGTTTGTCAGGCCGTCAGGCCTTTGTTTTGTTGGGGTTCGGCGCAAACCGAAACGAAACAGGTATTTTCAGGGGTGTCACTGGGAAACCCTCGGGCCTCGCCCCCCCGAATACGGTCACGAACAGGAGGGACCCGTTCAATTTCAATGGGTTGCGAGCCACGGCGTTTGCGACGGAGACGGTTTCCTTGGAAAGCCACTCACCGGTTGCACTACCTCGAACCACCCATGTCCAGAACGAAAACGGGGAGAGACGTCTTTCCGACGCACTCTCCCCATCATGCCCTTCAGATAGCACAGATTTGTTGCAAATGTCGAGAAGAAAAATGTTGCAAGCCGTTGGAGTCACTGATGATTCAGTCGGTCCGCGATCTTGGCCAACGACACCTGCCACCTCCGCCACGCAGTGGTACGATCCACCCCTAACTCGCCACTGATCTCCTTCCATGGGCGACGTGCCGCGCGCCACCAGACCAGCCGGCGCTCGGGCTCATCGAGCCAGAGCACCCAGTCAAAGGTCTGCTCGAGCCGGGTGATCGCGGCGGTCGACGGCCATACCCGCATCGGCTGCGGCTCCATCGCGAGGATTTCTTTCTCGGACCGCACGATCTGCGGCCATGCGTTAAAGTATCCCTGCACCCTCACCGGCGGCAGCTTGCGCAGGGTTCGGAACGCCTCCTCGAAATGATCGGCGACGTCGTCGGCGGTCCAAGTGCGATCAGCCATGGCGCACCTCCCTCACCGCGGGCAGCGGCCCGTAGAGCTTGTCACCCAGCTGGCGGACGAGTTCACGCTCGGGCCAGGTCAGTCGCGGGTCATCAAGGGACACGGCGAGCATGCGCTGCTCGTGCCAGCCGTCGCGCTTGACCTGCTCGGGATCCCGGCGCTGGCCGCCGTAGCCTTTGGGGTAGAGCCTCATGCTGCACCTCCCCGGCTCTCTAGCGCCCAGTGCAGGATGGCGATCGCGTCAGCCTCGTTGTCGTCCGCTGGGCTGTAACCGCGTGCACGGGCGGCCGCGATCATAGCTTGCTTGGGCGCGTTTCCGTGGCCCGTGGCGTGCCGCTTGATCGTGCCCACCGGTACACCTTCGTATGGCACGCCGCGCAATTCGCCCCACGAGGTCAGCGAGGCCATCAGCCCACCGTAGACATGGGCGGCGTCAGTGCCCGCGTGCCGCCTGACTTCTTCATACCAGATCGCCGAGATGGGTCCGGACAGCCGGTCGAGTTCCGTCAGCCAATTGGTAAAGCGCAGATAGCGCATGCCGCCGCCATCGTAGCGACCGGGTTTGAAGTTGGCCGTTCCGGTTGTGATCAGACCGTCATGGCCGCGGATCGCCCAGCCTGTGGTCGTGCCGAGATCGAGCGCCAACACACAGCGCAGGGTGTTTTCGGGTTGGGTCATCAAGACCTCCTCTTCGCTTGAGCGAGCGTGGCGGGAGGGCTGGCCGGTGAAGGCTGCGGTCTCGCCAGGCCCCGAAGGGTGGTCTGGTCATGTCAGGCGCGGGGCGAGCGGGCCGCCCGGGACTTCTTTCAATTCCTTCAACGGGGGCTTTTGAAAGAAGTTGGCCCCTAAGGTGTTGATCCCTATATATAATATAACTTCTTTCAATATTTCAATTATTTCATGAGGTACCTCATCCTTATTTTAACCGCGCGCGCGAGGATACACACATACAGGGATCCTCTTGAAAGATTGAAAGAAGTGAAGGAAGGCAAAATGCCGTTTCTTTACAGTCACTTGACCCCCGACTTCTTTCAATTGAAGAAACGCCGTTATTGAAGGAAGCCCCTGGATCACGTCAGCAACCGGTAGACCATGGCCCTGCGCCCTCCGGTATCCCGCATGCCGGTGGTGATGTCCCCGCTCTCAATCAGGGTCAGCAGGATCTCGTCCCGGTCGCGCGATTTCAGCCATTGCGAGGCACGCGTGATCTCGGACTTGGTGATGCCCTTGGCACCTGACGCGCGGATGATCTCCTTCAGCCGCTTCAGGTGTGCCTCGGTCTCGGTGTCCGCGACATGCCGCTCGACCGCCTCCATCGTTCGCTGCGCGTAGTGCCGCACGAAACTGATGGCCCAATCCGCCGCCGTGATCTCGATCTCGGGGCGTGCTGGATCGCGCCCCACTGCCACGATGAGCGCAAGCTTCAGGGCGTTTTCCCCGATGCGGGCGAGGATGGCCGTGAAGGCCGTGCCAGCGGCGGCCCGCAATTCCTCCGTCAACTTGATGCTGAGCTGGCGGAACCGAGCCCGGGCCTCCTCAGTCATTGGCACGATCATCGGGTTCACGGCGGTGTTCTGATCGGCGGTCTTGCCGGTCAGGTTGCCCTTTTTTCCGCCCCCACCCGACGCGATGAGCTGCAGCCCATTGATCAGCACGGGTGGTGCCTGCCGGATGCCGACGGCGATGTTTTCATCCGGGTAGTCCTCGTCGCTGGGCAGGATCAGGAAACGGGCGAGCGAGCCGTCAACCACGTTTGCCCCCTGCAGCGCCCCCCAGAAGTGCAGCGGCGTCGTTGTGCCATAGACGCAAAGACAGGGCTGGTTGATGTCGCGCCGTTCGTTCGATCCATCCCGGTTGGCGTATTCCGCGCCGAGGAAGATCCCGCCGGCCGAGGTGTAGAGCTCGGTCATGTTGTCGAGGATTTCCGTGATGTGGCGCGGGCTGCGCTTGCGGTCTGCGGCAGCTGACAGGAACATCCCGAACTCGTCGATCTGGAACAGGATCGCGGGCTGACGGTGCAGCGCGGTCAGAAGCCCCGCGCCGGAGGCGATTTTGTTGCCGCCAAGATGATGGGCCAGCCCCGCCTCGAAGAAGGTCTCGTTGATGATTTCTCGAGCGTGGTTCTTGCCCGATCCGCTGTCGGCGATGCCCACGACATAGAGGTTCGAGCGCAGGTTGCTCTCTGTCCGGTAGTTCCGCCCCATCAGCGCGCCGATGGCGCAGAGGCTGGCCCCCAATGACAGCAGCGGCTGCGGGCGCCGGGCAGTGGTGAGCATGTAATCGGTCAGATTGCCTACCAGCCCGTCAGGGATGGGCAGCGAGAACGGCGGTGCGGCTGGGGGCGACGATGGCACGGCTGCCGTCACATCCAGCCTTGCCAGCAGACCCGCCGCAGGATGGTCGCCGTCCTCGGGCAGGCTGCCGTCCAGACGCAGAGCGGGTTCAGGCTGCCAGCCACGTTCGATGGCGAGATGGTAGATCGTGCCAGCCCCGATCCGGTCGGGCTTGAAGCTGGCCCAGGCCTTCATCGTGGTCGCGGGCACATCCTTGGCCGCCTGCGCTGACCAATTTGCAAAGAGATCGGCCCCGGCCTCGCCAAGCGCACCTTTCAGGGCCATGCCGACGCGCATCCAGCTATCGTAGTCGAGTTCGGCATTTGGCAGCCAGGCGAGCGCCGCCTCGATTGCGGGGAGGGTTCCGATCTGGCTGTGGCTGCGCTCGACATCACCCTTGGGTGCAACGGCAGAGAGCCCACGCTGGCGCAGCGCTTCCGGCAGCAGCGCATAGGCCTCGTCGAGAAACGCCACCGCAGCTTCGGCCGTGATTTCGGGCAAGTCGGTGATGTCGAGGTCCGCCAGCCCTTCCTCGGGCCATGCATAGGGTGCGCCAGTGTCAGGGTGGATGGCATAGGCAAGGAACTGCTGCCCGAGGCAGAGCACTTCCAGCGGATGGCGTTTGATGCCCCGGAAAGGCGCTGCCGTGCGATAGACCAGCATGCGCTTCGGGGCCCGGCCGATGCGCAGGGCGGACGTATCGCCGAGGCGAGAGCGCGCCAATTGCTCGATCCGCAGCGCCAAATCAGCGTCGTCTTTGATGTCGATATCCACCGCAGCAACTGCGCCGCCGACAATGCCGATGCCGCACTCCGGCCAGCTTGCCCATGTGGCCACCTCGACCTCAGTAGTGCCGCGCTCGGCATGGCGGTTCCATTCCGGATAATCCGCCCAGGATCCGCGCTGGAAACGGCCAGGCTTCTTCGTGCCCGGACCGATCGGCAGGATGGCATAGCCATTGGTCACAAGCCGCGCGCCGAAGCGCGCCATGAAGGATGTATTGGTCATCAGAAAGGCACCTCGGGGGTCATGGCGTCGAGGCGTTTGCGGTCCTTGGCCGCAAGCTCACGCAAGTGGTCGCAATATCCAGTGACAACCGCATCGATGAAGCGGTCCCACTCGGTCGCGGTCAGGGTGGCGAGATCGGATTTGCCGATGCTTTCGAGATACGCGCCGCCTTGTTGGCCGCCGACAGTTATCGCCTGCATCTCATTTGGGGTGGGATCGATCATGCCCGTCCTCCCGTGGCAGATGTCCTGGCAGGTCCGGCTGCAGAGGTACTTGCGGCTGGCATCGCGGCGCGGGTCCGAGACCCGGAAATTCCGGTCGAACCAGCCAAACCCGCGAGGTTGCCGGTGACAGACGGCGCAGAGGCCGGGGGAACTTTGGAGCATGGATCAAACCTGTAGCCGGAGACTTCGACATAGCGGCCCGCGGGGCGGACCGAGATCGCACTGGGGCGCATCAGCTCTTGGGCCTGCAAAATGGCCTCATCCACGCTGAGCGGCACCGGACAGCCGGGTGCACGCTTGCGCCACCACTCGGCCGCCTTCTGGCGTGCATAGCCTTGATGCTCGATACAGATCCATTCGCTGTAGGACTTGATCCCGCAGCTATAGGTGACCTTGAGCGAGGGTTGCCCACCCAGTTTGTCGTGGCGGCTATAAGAGACGCCGTGGACAGGTAGCCATTGGACCTTTGGCGACAGGACGGGAAGCGTGGCCGCCGTTGGGGCGATTTTGACCTCCCGGGGCGGGAAGACGTAGCCGCAGTCCGGGCATTCCGTAGCCGATAGCGCGATGATGCTGTCGCACTCGGGGCAGAGCTTGGTCGGGGCCTCACCGCCACCGGCCTCGCCGGGCCTCCGGGGACGCACCAGATCGATCGGCCCGTGGCGGCGGACATTGCCCGCAAAGTCGAGGACCAGGCAGTTTTCCTTGCCCGGCGCGAGACGCGTGCCGCGGCCCACCATCTGCACATAGAGGCCAGCAGACTTGGTGGGGCGCAGGAGCGCAATCAGATCGACGCCCGGCGCATTGAAGCCGGTGGTCAGCACGCCCATCGAGGCGAGCGCGCGGATTTCGCCGCGCTTGAAAGCGGCGATGATGGCATCGCGCTCTTCCTTTGGTGTGTCGCCGAAGATCGTGCGGCAGGTGATGCCTTGGCGGGCGAACTCCTCAGCCAAATGGCGGGCGTGATCCACACCTGAACAGAAGGCCAGCCAGGACTTCCGGTCACGGCCGTGTGCGATGATCTCGGTAACGGCAGCCGACGTGATGGCCTCCTGATCGACGGCGGCGGCCAGATCGCGCTGGATGTAATCGCCGGCGCGGGTGCCGACCTTCGAGACATCTAGCCGCGTGGCGGGCTGTTTCGACACGAGTGGGCTCAGGTATCCGGCGTCGATCAGATCGCGCACCGGGGCCTCGAACGCGATGTCCGTGAAGAGCGCGTTCTTGCCCTCGTGCAACATGCCGCTGTCGACCCGGAACGGCGTTGCAGTCAGCCCGATCACTTTGAGCACCGGATTGATGCGGGTGAGGCCATCAAGGAAGCGCCGATACATCGTGCTGGAATTGCCAGGGATGAGATGCGCCTCGTCGATCAGCACGAGATCCGTGTGGCCGATCTCAACCGCGCGGCGGTGGATCGACTGGATGCCTGCGAAGAGAATGCGAGCCTGTGCCTCGCGCTTGCCGAGGCCCGCCGAATAGATGCCGGCAGGCGCCTCGGGCCAGAGCCCGATCATCTCGGCATGGTTCTGGGCGATCAACTCGCAGACATGGGTCACGATCAGGATGCGCTGGTCAGGCCAGGCCTTCAGCACGCCCTCAATGAATGCGGCTGCC